TATGCAGGGAAAGTTACTGCACTTACCTCAACTACCGTAGAAATCGCTTTAATGTGTCTTGTAGGATAATCTGAATCAAGATTTTCCCATTCTTCATCATCTATACCAAACATAAATGACATACCTGTTATGTCACCACGTTGAATAGCACTATATAAATTTCTAGCTTCACTATTGTTTTCAGTATCTAAAACAACTTTGATTTCTAATCCCTTATCATCTTGTCTTAATTGCATAGTAGAATTTTTGGAATTCTTTCTACTTCTTGCTAATGGAATTTTTGAAGTATCATGATTTACTAAAAATCTAACATCTGATAAATCAGCGTTATTTAATGCACCTTTTTCTATAATTTCTTCAAACATTCCTGCAATATCTGTTTTAGTATCATAGACAATAGGTCTTCCCACAATGATATTTCCTTTTTCTTCATCTTCTTCAGCTCTTATTTCGAACTGATAATTTCTTCTAATCATTTCTTTTGCTTTATACATCGCTATCACCTCCATCGTCATTTCCATCATCTAATTGTGGTTGTTCTTCTATATCATCATCATTACTTTTATTGTTTTCGGCATTTGTTTTATTACTTGACATTGCAATTTTGCCTACTAATTCAGGCAAAGGTCTCATACCAAAAGCTGTTCTAAGTTCATTTTGATAACAGCTAGCGCTATCAACTAATAATGTAAATAATTCTATTTTTTGGCCTGTATCCATGAAAATTAATTCATGTGGATAAAATTGTATTTTATTACCATAACTTTTTTCTCTGGATGTAAACAAAGTCATTGTAAAGGCCTGAGAAATTGATATAATTAATGGTTCTAATGTCTTTTGGTAAAACGCTTCATACTGAGCTTTAGTATAATCACCTGTTAAAATTGGTAATGATACACCAAAATTACGAAGAATTTTTTCATCTATAAACTTTAGAACATCCTTATCAACTATCTGTGGTTTTTGTTGGATTGGAATAAATTCCCCTTTCAAATCTAGTGGAAGAAATCCACTTTCATTGTTTTTTAAACGTTTTTCTAAATCAGCTATGTTTTTTTCCATTTTTTTGCTATCAAGTACTGTGTTGTACTTAACAACTCCATTAATAGCGAATGAACTTTTGAGAGATTTTGCTACACCTTGTAACAAAGTATTATTTAAATCTAACGTTTTAAGTAATGCATCGTTATCTGGTTGGCCAAATTCATTACCTCCCATAAATTCGTTAACTGAAAAACGATATTTAATGTGAATAACATCTGAATATAACAGAGTGGTTTCATAACCATTTCTAAATTTAAATTTTATATATAATTGTTCTTGTGGATCTTGCAAAAACTCAACATCGGTTGGCTGTATAGGATACAGACCTGTGTACTTCTTACATCTTCGTTTTTCTTGATCAAAATAAATGCGATAGGTCGGTATGATAAACGAATTATAATTTAAGAATAACTGCCAAAATATTTTTTCTAAAAAATCACTTTGCGACATTCTCTCGTTAGGTTGATTAAGTAATTTTTGAATATCATCATTAACTGGAATAAGATCATTATTTTCCTCTCTTACATGTTGAGGTGTGGTTTTTTTCATTTCAGTTACAATACAACTTATAGCTTGTTGAACGACATCACTGGCATAGATGTCTTGACCAAATTGCGAGAATATTGGAACATAACCATTAAATACTTTTGAGTTAGTATAATTAACAGTTGTTTTTTTATGTTTACTAATAAAATCGCCTAGTATTCCCATTTAATCACCTCATTTTACCTGACTCATAAAGTCACTTCTATATCTTCTAAATGTTTCGTATAAACACAATAAAGCAGCAACACCATCTATACGTTTATTTGGATTACCTTTTTGTTTTATAGGCATACAACGACCGCTATCATCTATAAGGACACCAGCATTGCCTAAACACCATTTATCAATAGGATTTTGATTAAAATTAATTAGCCTATCTATGAAATCTGCTTCAGCTAATTTCATTGGTGCTGATAAAACAAATTTATTTTGATATATCATTTCACAATCAAATTGATAGTCATCCATACAATTTAAAAAGTCTTTAGCATATCGTTGGTCATACCCACACTTATAAAGTCTTAACCCATAGTCCCTATATAATTGATAAAACCACTGGGCAACTAAGGTTGTGTCAATTTCGTTACCATCACAAATAGTAAGAAATCCGTCTTTTGCCCATTCACTATATTTAGCTCCACTATCCTTGTCGTTTGAAAGTGATAATTTACTTTCAGGTATCCAATAATGTGAATAAATATATTTCGTTTTATCATTTGGCTTCATAAGTAAAATTTTTGCTGCAGTCATATCAGTTGTTTCAGATAAATCCACACCACCAAGTATTAAAGAACCCCTAAAATCTTCTAAATCAAACGGATTAGTAATGTACTCGTAATTTTCACGGCTTAACCATGCTTGCCCATTTGAAACCTTGAAATTAAAATCTTTAGCAAGAACAAACATTCTGTCAGTTTTACTGGTTCTTGCTTCATCTACTCGGTCACGCAAATAACTCCATTTTTTAATGACTCCAACACTAGGGTTAGCTTTTTCCCAAGCTGGATTAATTCCTTTTTCGTTGGTATCCCAAACTTCACGATCATCATCCATTGAATAAATCCATGGTAATTTCCTTTTTGAACTATTGTCAGTGGTTTCACCACGAATTATTTTTCTATATTTATCTGTTTGTTCATCTAAGAAACCATCAGCAACAAACCCTTCACTACCAAACATAAAAATTTTAAAGTTATCTTTAGTAGAAGTTGATTGCTGAATTGATTTATAAATACCATTTGATAATAATGACCAAACTTCATCTATACCAGCAAAATCAATGTTACGACCTTCTTTTTGTCTACTAGAATCACTTAATTTATAAATATGATTATTGTTTTCAAAACAACTAATTCCTTTTTGATTTCGCCATGTATCAACACTCTTTGGATCTACAATTAATCTCATAGTGTCGATTGCTTGATAACATAAATCAGCTGTACCATCATCCATTCCTGAACAAACAATGTCACTTCCGGACTTACCTAAAATTAATTCAGTAAATTCTAGTGCCGCAATGAATTCGGTCTTACCGCTTTTACGAGAAATAATTAATAATATTTCTTGAAAACGATCAACCCATTCACCAGTATCAAGTGACCTAATTTTGAATGAATAAGCCACCTCAATTAATGCTTTTTGCCATAACATTAATTTCATTGGGACACCATAAAATGGTGATTTAGTAAGTCTTATACAAGTTTCAATGAAATCAACTCTAATATAGGCGTCTCTAACATCGTATTTATATTCATCCGAATAAAAATCTTCGATTAAGTTATCTAACTCCCGCACCATATCCTGTCCAGCGAGAATATTTCCTTTTCTTATTTCTTCACGATATTTATATAAATAAGTTTCTTCTAACTGAACATCATTCATATTTCTTTTTCAACTCTTTTAAAGCCTTTTGTAATGGACTACTTTCATTACTTTCTGGACCATTAAGTCGTGAGCAAAGAATTCTAATCGCATTCATATAACTTTGTGAACACTCTTTATAAAGCTTTGCCGCTTCTGTCTTTCGCTGCTGTGCTGGATTATCAGGTTTTGAACTAATAAAAGGTAGTTGTTTCAAGTCATCCATTTGTTTTTCTAAAAAAATCACTTCATTTATTAGTGGATCAAGTAAATTCTTTTCGTTTTCAGGGATATCCTTAAATACATTGTCCAAAATTTCTTTTCTTGTCACAAAATCACCTACCTTTTCAAAAAACTGAACAAAATTTTTCAAAAAAAATGAAAATTTCGCTTTGAGTGAAAGGTACTTTCCCCTTACAGTCCCCTTAGGGGCCTACCTAACACCTAGGAGGGGGGAGTATAAATGCATTATTCTTGAAAAATATCAAACCAATTTTCAATAAAATTTTTCCATTCTTCATTAACTGCACGACTTAAGCAAATTTCCTTATCACATTCAATATAAATACACTCAGCACCTAATTTATCAGCCAGTCGTTGCCTTTCCATTTTGAGTGGATAAGTTCCAATAACATAAGCTGTCTTCCATTTGCCTACTCTCATTTTGATTTGGTCTATAAGACAATCTCTAATACCAAACACATTTGGCTTTAATCTATTTGGCTTGTTATATTTATCGCAACTACTAATACATTCCCAAATTGAATCTATATCTACAATTAGATCATCTTTAGTAGCAACACTATTAACCCATGTACTCTTACCACTACAAGGTGAGCCATAAACAATAAAGACTTGTTTAGGTCGTTCAAAACCAAATCTTTCATGGATTTGATTATGGCATTTAAAGTGTATAAGCTTTATATTATTAGGGTTAAGACTAATATCATAATCATTAACATTAGCCTCAGTTAGTTCTATCTCATGGTGTCCTATGCAGTCATACTTAAGTACTATTGGTTTGCCACAGTGTTCACATATTAACTCATCATTCTTATTAACACGTTCTAACTTTAAAGTTTCAATTAACTTTAACCACTGTGTACTCTTATAAAACGTTTGTAATGTAAACATTTAAATCACCAACTATTTTCTTTAGCTAGTTTTTCTTTTAGTTTTAGTTCTTTTTTCTTAAGTGCTAAGCTTTGAGGATCTCTTGTCCATCCTTCACTCTTAGCCCAATGTTGTAACAATATTAAAGCAGCTGCTTCACTAGGTGGTGCATACTTAGTAACTATTTCGGTCTTAACTACTTTTGGTTCAGTATCAAATTTATAATGATGTTCTTTTAAAATTTCTTGAGCTTCTTCTGGTAATTGTAAAGCTCTGATTACTGTTTTTCTTTCTTCATACTCAAAACCTAAAGCACGTTGTAATAAAGAGGCTTTTATTTTGGTTACTGGCTTCTTCCTAGCATTTTTAAGTAAGTCAGTAAATTCGGAATATTCTTTTTTATACTCAATTAAAGTAGATCTATGAATACCTAGATTATCTGCTATCTCTTTGTCAGTAGCACCTGCTTCAGCCCATTGAATTATTTCATCAAATCGGCTTTTCACAAGTTGTTCATATTTTGATGGTCTACCTGCTTGTGCCATCTTGAATTATCCTTGTCATATTCCTACCTCTCTTCTACCGATTGCTTAAATTTTATCTTTTTATCTGGAACAAAGTAGGAATTTTTTTAAATTTTTGCAAAAAAAAATCACAATAATGTGATTCCTGTAATATAAGATCTAATTGTGCTATAACATCATAAGCACCTTACCAATGATATATAGCCAACGTCAGCAATTTGCATTTTAAATTAGAATGCCAGTCTTCCTATATCATCAGTAAGCTACCTATAAGATAGCTTTGGTAAATAGTATTACCCAAAAAAACAGTTTATTAAGGGGCGAATCAATATTATAAGAATATAATATCAATTCACATGAATCATAACATTTAAATTGGAATTAGTTTGGAATTTTTTTAAATTTTTCTATTTCTTCACATATTTTATTTATCTGTCTTGTGCCAATTCCATATTTAACTTCTAATTGAGCATTATTTAAATGATAATAACGTTTATCAAAGTATATTTTATGATTTCTATCTAATTTAGCATAGATTTTCGATAATTTAGATTCTAATTTAGTGTTATTATTGATAATTTCAGACAATAAGACTAATACCTGTTCAGTAGTATAATTGCTCTCACAATCATTATCTTTTATTAAATTATCGACTCTTTTAGAATCATACTTATCAAATTTATTAATTAAATAGTCAGCCTCTTTTAAGTTATTTAACACTAAATCACCTAAACTTCCTATTAATATTTTAGATATTTAGTATGGAATTATAAGTGAAAATCAGGAATTTTTAAAAATTTTCGTTTCTTTTTTTCTTTTTTTACAGCTTTTGATTCTAAGTACTTATTTAATTCAGGATCAAGCCTAGCTAATACCATTAAACAGCTTTGATAATTGCTATAATTTATTTCGTTTTCTTCTTTCATTTCAAAGTACTTTAAAGTTATAAATAATGTATATGTTAGTATAACTGCTATTACACAAGCTAGCTCTTCCATTTTTCACCTCTTTTCTTGTTTATAATTGTGCAAGATAACCATAATGTTATATTGCACCTAGTTAATCATAGTTTTCCACAATATTTATAATAGCAAATGCCACTTTTTTTAGTGTGGATACTTTTTGCTATTTTTTCTAGTGTTTTTTAATAGTATTTTGATAAATGAACAGAAAGTTCGTATGGTACATATCTTTCGTCTAAGACAACCCAAACCCATCCTTCATCTTCATTATAAATAAGAGCTTCTGTTTCTTGGTTTAGTATTGGTCTTAAAGCATAAATAGTATATATTTTATTATCAATTCTATCTATTATTTTTAACATTTTTATCACTCTTTCTTTGAAGCGGCTGTTTAGGCATACGAATTTCATTTTGTTTAGTTAATTCTTCATACCTGCCTTTAATAATTAGTAATTCTTTATATTCTTCTGCTGGTATTATTATTGTCTTATCCGATTTTGGATATAATGGAATTATTTCTGGTGAATTTAATTTATTATTTAACATTTCTTGACCTCCTTATTTTTAGATATTGGTTTTTTTATTAGTGTTTTTCCTTGGAATACTTTTTCTAAAAAATCTTTCATTAACGAATTTTTATAGCAATAGTAATATTTATATTTTTTCCCTTTTTTCTTTTTATAATATTTTGTTATATAAACATTCGACAAATCAAGTGAAGTTTGGCCATCAGTTAGTTCAAATATCAGTTCTTTTTCTTCCATGATTTTTTCACTCCTAATATTTTATTTTTTCAATTTTGGATTTCTTTTCTCTATTAGATGTTTGTGTATAAATAGCTGTTGTTTTTATATCAGAATGACCAAATATATCTTGTAATTCATCTAAATCGATACCGAATTCTTTCGCAGTTTTACCAAATAGATGTCGCCAAGCATGAGGATGGATTTTATCAGGATTAATCTTTGCAGCTTTTGCTATTTTCTTTAGTCTTCGCCAAATAGTACTCTTATCTAACATTTGATTCGGTTTTACTGGACTAACAAATATATATCCAGAAGTAATATTTTTTCGCTTGCAATAGTCAATTAGTCCTCTTCTTAACTCATTTGTTAAAATAATAGTTCTTTCTTTTCCTTTGTTAAAAACTTTTATATAGTTACTTGCTTTTACTCTCTCTATTGTAAAAAAACTTAATTCTTCAACCCTTATTCCAGCTAAAGCAAAAGATTTCATAATCCAGTACATATCTTCCATATCAAGTTTTTTAGCCCATCTTAACATTCTTTTGTGTTCCTGTGGCCATATAGGATCATCAATAGATGTTTTCCTTTGTGTCTTATATTTTTTTAAAGTACAATCATTATAACCTATATACTTTAAAAATTTATTGAATATAATTATATATTTATTTCTAGAGGTTACGGCATATTCTTCTGCTAAATAGTCTTTATAATCTAAAGTGAGATTTTTATTAATTATAAAGCTATCGTTTTCTAGCCAATCAATGAATAATTCTACACCATGTCTATAATCAATTAATGTTTTTTTTGCATATTCATCTAAACGTTGATGGTTTATCCATTCATCTAATTTGGATCTAATTTCTTCCTTTGTCATGATTACACCTACTTTATTCTTCTTTTAATTACCTTGTTCTACCATTTGAATTATATTTTTATTTAAAATTAAAATACTATCACAATCCCAACCATACAATTTCCAATATAATCGTCTGTCATTACTAATATTAACTTCTATAGCATCATAACTCTGTTTTAATTTCTCAAAATCTAAACAAAAATGAGTAAATTTATTAAATATATCTGTACTATAAATTTCTTCGCCTATTTTAACTTGATAATCGTTAAAAAATTTATTGTCTAATGGAAGATCTAATAAATCATTTATATTATTAATATACAAGACATTGCTATCTTCTTTTAATTTAAATTTAAAAGAGTTACTTATATTACAATCTCTAAATTGATTATCTTTATTCCATTCTTTCCAACCATATTTTGCATCTGTCCTAGAAGCCCATAAACCACCATGAGGCTTTACAAAATTAATGTTTTTAATTTCATTCCACAGTGCATCACTGAATTTTTTATGGCCATAATGAATAAATATATCACTTTTATTATTCATCATAGCCAAAATAATCCTTTATTTCCTTTATTATTTCTTCGTAAGTCATATCTTTAGTTAAGACTGTATTAACAAGATCATCTGCTGCTATTTGCCTTTCAATAAATAAATCATAAAATATATTTCGTACTTCGAAGAACTTAGTGTTTTGTTTACTAATTCTATTGTTTGTCATTTCACAATAGGCTAAAGCACAGTTATTCATAACCATAGAGTAATCACTTAACTCTCTCATTACTTGATCCTTATTTAAAGTTCCATCTTCGTTTTCGACTATTTCTTTCCAAAAATCTTCATATTCTTTTTTATAATCTTTTTCTTCGTTTATATGCATATTTTACTTTTTCCTTTCTTATTATTTAGTGCAAGATAACCATAATATTATATTGCACCTAGTTAATCATAGTTTTCCACAATATTTTCAATGGCAAAAGCCACTTTTTTTAGTGTGGATACTTTTTGCTATTTTTTTGAAATTTTAAAGATTGTTTAAATGATTCCAATAGCTTATCATCTCTTAGTGTTACTGCTTCATCTGGTGATGTTACTGAGATTGTTATTTCTTCTTCAATTGGTATAAGAAGGCCATTTATTCTATCTGCAATATCTTTAGCATCCATATAATCAAAATTTCTCATCATATCTGGTGATAATTCAATAGAAGAAAGAAAA